TCACCGGCTTCACCAAGGTGGGCTGTACCGACTTCAGTTCTTTCGAGCTCGACGCGTTCTACAAGTGGGGCGACGACGCGGTGGCCCCGCTGAAGATGCTACGGCAGAGTCTCCGCATGCCCGCGATGGACTACGATTCAGGCGCACGCATGAAGATGGCGCGCGTGATCGATTCCGGAACGCCTGAGATGCAGCGCTTCCAGCAGCTGCTGAAAGCCGCGCACAACTACCGTAGTGCTCACGAAGGTCAGGAAAAAGTCGCGGGCTACCTCGACCAACTCAAGGGGTAGCTCATGTCCACTCAAGCGGCTGTCAAAACAGTAGTCAAGAAGGCCCGACCGTTTCCGTGGAAACCAGTGGGCTACGGCGTGGCGGCAGCCGCCCCGGTGGCAGCAGCCGGGGCGTACGGCCTCGGAAGTATCAACCCCGACGTCCTCCACCCCGAGCACCTGACAGATGATGTACGTGACCGTTATCGTCAGTACCTCACGGAGATCCTTGACGCCCGCCGAACTGAACCTGGAGGTAGTGTCGTGACTGCTAGTGCGAGAACATTCTTAGAGAAGCGCGCCGCTCTTCAGGAAAAGACCGCTTTCAAACCGGTGCAAGCGGGGAAAATCATCAAAGATATCGGACGCGGTATCGGACGCGGCGTTGCCCGTGGCGCAAAATCGTTTACCGCCGCCGGCCGAGATGCCCGACAGGTCGAAAAGACCCGAGCTTCTTTGAAGCGAATGGGGTTCACAGCTAAACAAATCAAACCAAAGATGTTGGCTGACCACTCCAAGAACATCAACGAGGGGCTGGTCAGCAAGATGCTCACCCCCGGGGGTATCCTCATCGGTGGTTCGTTGCTCGGCTTGGGTGCTTTTGGTGACCCCCTCTTCAGTCGGATCGGCTTTGAAGTCCGTGAAAAAGCCTACCCCGGAATCGCTGGACTCCCCGACCGCGTACGTATGGACGAGCTCGCCGCGGAGAGCTACGCCTCGGCCGTCGGCAAAGAGATGGGGAAGAGTACCGTCGGACTCCTCGGCGATTTCGCCACCCGCATCCTCGACACGCCCGGCTCCATCGCGAGCAAGCTCGAACGTAAAGGCATCTTCAATCAGCTCAGCCAAGAAGATGAAGTCCTGGCGCAGGCTGATCCCACGCAACTAGAAGATGCGTATCACACTATGGTACGCTTCGCGCCAACCTTGGCTACCGACAAGAACGCCGTCAAAACATTCCTCCGTGAGACGGCCCTCTACGGTACCGGGCCAAACTACACGACGATCAAACAGATTGCCGAGGCCGAGAACGCCGTCACACCGCAGCAACCGCCAAGGAGATAACCATGTCGAACATCATCAATTCGATGTCCGCTCACGCCCGCACGAACCTGAAGTACAACATGCACAAGGTGGCTGCGGTCATGACCAAGAACCAAGGCATCCCGCTGGCCCGTGACGAGATCACCATCAAGGAGGCGGCGTACCTGATGGGCTTCCACATGTGGAAGCACCGGCTGGAGAAGCGCGCCATGCTCGAAGGTCTCATCTGCGCCCGTCAACTCGCGAGGTAGTCATGAACCAGCAGACGTACCAGCAGATCGTGGACGCGCTCGGCCGCGCTTCCGAATTCGAGAAGCAAGCAGAGAACGGCGACGCCCTCGCGTTGCATCACAAAGCCAACCACGCGTTTCACGTGATGGGCCTGGTGAAGTCGGCCATCGACTGGAAGTCCCTCGCGCAGGTAGCCGGTAAGCAGGTCGGTAAGGGCGCCCTCGTCGGTACCGGTGCAGCCATCCCGGCCGCCGGAGCTGGCGCCTACCTCATCAACAAAGCTGACGAAGCCGCCTCACGACAACAGGAAGACCTGCGCAACAAAGCACTGCAAGTCGCCTTGGGTGTCGGCGGAGTCAGCGCCGGGCTCATGGGCGTGAACCATCTGCTCAACCGCCAAGGCGGCGCCCCCGGCGTCAAACAAGCCTCGACTGACTTGGTCGAGCAGCTGGCCACGGTGGGGTATCTGGAGGCCATCTTTGAAGAAGGTGAGAAGTGCGCTGCCAGCATCGATGACAAAGAGGCGATGGGCGCCTACCGTCTTCTCAACGCAGAGCACTGCGTTCACCTCCTGCAGCAGCTGCTCGACTGATGGCTTCCAAGATCATCATGTTGGATGACCGGTTCCCCACCACGGGAGAACCGACGATCCAACCGGTCGTCCTCTGGGGGCCACGCGGTAAACCGTGCTACGAGTCGCTCTCCAAAGAGGCCAGCGCCAGCCCCGCCATCGAGTACATCAAACACGTCCAGCCCGTCCCGGGCCGCACCGTGGTACTCATCATCGGTCTGGGCAGTTTCGAATACTACGGACTGAACCGCAACGGTGACGGCTTCAACGAGCATCCCTACAAGCCCGGCCAATCGAACGGCCCCGGTCGTGACGCCTGGATCATGGAAGACGAGTGCATCCAGCACCACTACCAGAGCTACGAGCAGGGCCATGTCTTCCGCCACCACGTCAATAAGGACCCCCGCCGCGCGGTTGGCAAAGTCCTCAAGGCTTTCTGGAACTCGTTCATGCACCGCGTCGAAGTCCTTGAAGACCTCGACAACAACCTGGCTTCCGACTTGGTCCAGCGCATCTCTGACGGTGAGTATCCCGCCAAATCTATGGGATGCCGAATAAAGTTCGACGTCTGCACCAAGTGCGGCAACATGGCCCCGACGCGGCGTCAGTACTGCGACCACCTCAAGTTCGAGATGAACCGCCTCGACCCCCTCACGGGCATTCGCAACGGTGCTTTGAACCCGAAGCCACGCTTCTTCGACAGCTCCTGGGTTATCCGCCCGGCCGACCGCTGCGGGTTCATGCTCAAGAAGGTCGCGGAAGTCTCCAGCCCCTACGAGCTGTGGTCGTCCCGTGACCTCGGGGACTACGTCGAGAGCCTCAACGACAAGAGTGCTGCCGCCAAGAAACTCGCGGTCATCGACAAGGTTGTACGTGGTTATCCGGCGGGCATCGTCGGCGGCACGCCTGAAGGCAAACTCATCGAGCAGTATCGTGACTCAACGCTTCCAAGCCTCGTCGAGAACACAGAAGAGTTGAGCTCAGCCGACCTCGCCCCGTTGAACAAGTACCCCCTAGCTGACAGCCTTGAGGCGCTCTCCGGCAAGGGGATACTGCCGACGACGCCCGAGTTCCTGCGCTTATTCATGGCCAAGGCGGCTCCAGGTCACGAAGTGCCCCCCGAGGTGATGAACCGCCTCGTCTCGCTCCAGTCTGAACTGTTTGAGCTCTTCCAACAGCATCCGTCGCTGCTCGCTGATGTGGGTGAGCCCCTCTTCAAAACGTCAGCGGAGAACCCGGTCCCCGGCGAGGTTCTTGAGCCTATGGCCAAGCAACGCTCGCTGTGGTCCGACTACTTCCGTCGTCGCCTCGTCCCCCAGTCCTTGCGTCACGGCGACGCCCCCAAGACCGAGCTCATGACGGTAACGAGCCCCCGTGGAGAGCAGTACCAAACCACGCGCGGCGCGACCGAAGCCGCAGGCGATGCCATCACCAACGCCAACATCAAGCGGCTCGCCGGTGCCGGTGCCCTCATGGCCGGCGCCTACAAAACCTACATGCTGCCCGGCCGGGCCATGCTCCTCAGTCTGCCTTTGGCGGGGGCTGGCGCGTACCTCGGCTCAACGGGGCTACGTGACCCGCGACTCTACACCACCGACTCTGGCGAGCAGATTCCCGTCACCTCTGAGATGCGCGAGAAGACGGGCCTCTTTGACGTGGTAAACACGTTGGGTCTTGAGTATGGACTCACCAAGCAGGGGGCCACCCGTCTCAACCGCACCTTGGCGGCAACCGGGGTTCATCACCCCATCCGTGCCCTCATCGAGAAACAGGCTCACTTCGGGTTGCACAACCCGCATCTCTCACTGACGATGTATATGGATGCGAGCGACAAGCACGCATCTGACGGCATAAAAGAAACGCCACTAAACCTGGAGAAGATCGCCGACGTAATAGGCACTTTGGCGTACGCAAGGCTTTGATTCTAACTTGTGTTCACCACCCCTACCGCCTATTATTGGTGTGAAATTCGTCCGAACGGAGAGGCCTAATGGAACTGGCAAAGATCATGGAGCGTCTTGGAAACAGCCAACAAGCCGAGCAGACCGCCATCAAGACGGCGTCTGCGCCTGCAGCGCCCAGCGCAGTCAGCGGTGATGCGTTGCGCGAAGCACTGACGAACGCCATGGCGACAACGGAGAAGACCGCTGCCGTCGCGCCGTCGTATGCCACCCCTCAGGGAGACTTGCTCAAGATGGCAGAGGACCTCAGCAACGCCGAGGACGCCGCCATCACCAAGCAAGCGTCCATCTACGGCGCCGCCATGTGCGACGGTTTCATGGCCCGGTACGCGGAGTATGAGGCTGCTGCGGAGCAAGTTGCTCCGACCAAGACGGCTTCCGCCCACGCCTACGCGCCCGTGACCACGGACACGGTGAAGCTGGCCGCGCAAGACCCCGAGTTCCAGAAGTTCGCCAGCGAGAATCCGGAGCTGGTCAAGGAAGCCTACGAACTGGGCTACCAACAGACCTACGCGACCCGCGTCAAGGAAGCGCAGGACGAGTTCGACAAGGGCTACTCCGATACCATGGGGCAGGTCCACAAACTCGCCAGCGACATCTACGCCCGGGGCGTCATGGACATCAACACGGTGCTCAAGCACGCCGCTGCGTAGCCGCAAATGCACTACACCGCCGAAACGTTCGCGCAGTACGACGCTCTCTTCCGTGATGCTCACGCAGCACTAACGAAAGAGGCGGGAGCTCTTGACTGGATGGGGCGACGATTTGCCAAGCGTGTTCATGGCGCGGCCCCGGAAGGTTCAATCGGTAGCCGCATCCTGGAGCGTTTCCGTAACCCGCAAGCCAAACAGGTTGAAGCCGCCCTGGCCGCACAAAAGGACGAAGCGGCCCGTGCTCTCGCACAGCAACAAGATTTTTCCCGTCAAATTCTACATCAACGCGACGCAGCTCGGGCCGCTCAAACAGGCTATCGAGCAGAAATCGGCACCCTGGAAAAACAAATAGCCGAGCAGGCCGAACAAGCCGCACAAGCCGCGCCCAGATCGAGTGCAGGCTTGAAAACGCTGGCGGGAATCGGCCTAGCCGGCGTCCCCGCAGCCGGCGCGGGTGGCTACTACGGCGGGCAGTACCTCGCCAACGAAGAAGCCGAGAAGCAGCGTCTCCGGACCCGCAACCTCGCCTTCGGGACTGGCGCAGCAGCAGGCATCGCGGCACCGCACGTCATCCAGGGTCTGGGAAGAATCGCCCGCGGCGCCCGCGGCACCGGACTCTTCCCTGACATGCCAACCATGGGGACATACTGATGCGTACCGCCTACCCCTCGATTCGAGAAACGGCAGCCCAGGTGTTGCGAGAAGTCGATGCGGAACGCCTCGTCAAAACCGCAGAACACCAACTGTTGCAGGGCGCTCTCCGACCCCGCACAGACATCTCCGACGGCTTGCACAAGCTAGCAGCTTGCTTGCGAGACGTTGACGACGATAACCCGGAGGTCTCATACGACGACCTCCATAGCTTTATGGCGCAGTGCAATGCAAAGTGACCTCCGGAAACTGGCACAGTACCTGCGGCAAAAAGCGACCGAATACGAGCAGCAGAAGCTCGTCAAGTGCGCTCAGGTCATCCGAGGCGTCATCGGACTGAAGATCCTGGAGCGTAAACTTGGGAGGAAGGCCTGATGTCAAGCGAACTCATGCGTAGTACTGCGAATGTCCTGGAGAAGCTCGCCGAGCAACTCGATCAGGACGAACAGGGCCGCAAGGATGTCGCCCATCAGGAGCGCCTCAAGGTCGCAAATGCGCTCGGTGAGAAGATCGCCTCAGTTACGGGCGAAGAACTGTCGCCAGCCGTGTTGGAGCGTATCGCCGCCTCCGACCACGACGTCGTCAGTCTTTTCACCAAGCTGGCGGAACGGGCACCGCACTCTGAGCCCCCAGACTCGATGGGGGAAGCCCACAACCCAAACAACGACGCGGCGTACACAACGAAGACCGCGAGGGACCAGCGCACTCAGTCTGAGAGCGACCAACAATTCCTCGACTGGGTGATGTCGTAATCACTGAGGGTCGCCCCCTCGTTCATAAAGGAGAAACACCATGGCCCTTCTGAATTCAAAATTCGACACTCCGCGCGGCTACCCCAACGGTAGCGCGATGGCGATCCCCTTCGACATCAAGAAGACCGGATCGCCGCTCGTCCCCGTCACGCTCGCCGCAGGCAAACTCGTCACCCAAGAGCTCCAGGGCTCCTTGACGGTGGTGAACCTCGCCACCACCCCGAACCTGACGTCCGCGAGTCCCATCGATGTCTACCTCGTGGTCGAAGGCAACGACGACTACTCGGGTGAGTTCACCGGGAAGTGCGCAACCGTCAAGCCCGGTACGGGCATCGCCTGGACGACCGACGACTTCGCCACGGGCACGTATACCCCCGGTACGCCAGTGACGTTCAACGGCGGCCAGGTCGCCCAGCACGGCACCGTCGTGAGCGCCGCCGCCGACCAAATCATCGGCTTTGTGCTGTACGACAATTCCGCTACGGACGGAACGATCACCATCTCCGCCTAACCTGAATGGGAAGGGCGACTCAACGCAACCCTGATAACAACCGGACCACCGGTTAAGGCTTTTGGAGGATACGATGCCCAACTACCAGACTGAGACCAAGGAAGTCTCGGCTCAGCTGATCAACAGCAACTTCGTGCGCAAGCTCGAAGAGGGTCGCATCAAGGAAGCACAAGACGAAGGTTCAGCATTCATTCGCATGAAGGTTCGTCAGGAGTCCTTCGCCCGCGAGATCATCAACCCCATCACTCTCGGCGACGACGAGATTGATCGTGACGAGAACACGGACCAGCCCAAGAAGATCGTCGAGAAGGAGCCCGATTCCGTGGCCACCTTCGTGACCTTCCAGGGTACTGGTCCCCGCACCTGGTTCCGCGGCCCCCGCTACGCGGTGAAGTTCGGCAAGACCGAGTCCGAGCGCTTCGTCAAGAACAAGTGGGAGCTGATGACGTACCAGAACGACATCCGCAAGATCCTGTCCGACAACTCGGTCAAGGATATGGCGGACCAGGAGGACACCAAGTTCATCACCACCATCGATGACCTGGCGGCCCTCAACGCGGCGGTGCAGATCACGGCCGCCTCGTCGTTCGCATCGAGCGCCTTCCGCAAGTGCTTCCAGGCGATGGTCAACCGTCGTCAGCCCATCGGCAAGATCGCACTCACGAAGGAGCTCTACTACGAGGCCATCGACCTGCCCGCCACCTCGGTGGGTGACGATGTCGCGTCCCGTCACTACGACGAGGGCGTCGAGGAGGAGGAGAAGCTCTGGGGTATCCCCGTCGTCTCCACCATCAAGGGCGACATCATGAACCCCAAGAAGTTCTACGTCTTCGCGCCGGAGAACTTCCTGGGCAACTTCTTCCTGCTGCAGGACGCCACCCTGTTCATCAAGCAGGAGGCTGACATCATCGAGTTCTGGAGCTACGCGGCTCCGGGGATCGGGATCGGCAACACCCTCGCGTTCCAGGTTGGTCAGCTGCCTGGCGCGTAGACGTACGGAGTAAACAGGCGCCAGGTAGTTATCGACTGCCTGGCGCCTTTTCTTCATAAGGGAGATGTTCATGGCTAAACACCGCTTGACCTGGAATGGGCACGGCTCGCTGGACTTGTCACAAGTCCTTGACGTACGCGGAGTCCCCATCCTCTTCCCCAAGCCCGGCACCGCTGTCGTCGTGGATGAGAACACGCTGCGACATCCCATCGTCCAGCGCTACCTCAAGAGTCCGAGTCTGGAAGCGGTGAACCTCGATGGTCCTGCCGCGGCCCCGGCCCCCGTGAAGGCTGCGCCACCGCCGCCTCCGCCTCCCGCACCGACGCCCGAGCCGATGCCAGAGCCGACGCCAGAGCCTGAAGCGCCTGTCACACCCCCGCCGTCAGTTCCTGAAGCCGCTACGGCCTCAACGTCTGTTGAAGCAGACGAAGACGCCAAGAGCAGTGAGGAAGAGGAAACCGAGAAGAACACCACGGAAGAGCCGGGAACGAGCTCCAAGCATCGACGCAGTTCGCGGGGACGCAGTCGATAACCGGACCACCGCTGGTTGAAGTACACTGGGCGCGTACGGGTGCTTCCCCCGACGCGCCCTTTTTACTGCGTAAATACCAACAGAGAGACCATGACATGCCAGAAATCAGCGACCTCAACCTAGCGACCTACATCAAGGTCGTGAAGAAGATCCCCACAGCGGGGCACCGTTTCACCGGCAACCAACTTTGGGTAAACTTCGAGGTGACCGAGGACCAAATTGCTTCATTCCAGGAGGAGTACCTGAACTCTTCGTTCGCAGACTACGACTCCACGAAGAGAAACTTCATGCATCTACTCCGACGAGGAAAATGATACGCTGTGACGGGAGAATGGAATGCGGTTGCAGGCGCCCACGTCTGGCACAGCGGCCGGCGGTATCATCAACGCCAGCTGCATGCTGACTGACCAAGTCGGAGACATGGTCTACGTGCGCGGTGCAGGTGCCGGCACGACCCTCGTCGCAAGAGCGAATGCGGCGCAACGGTCAAAGATGCCCGCAATCGGTAGCATCATCAGCAAGCAAGGCTTCACCGACTGCCTCGTACAACTAGGCGGCCCCGTCCTCAACATCTACACCGGCCTCACCGCAGGCGAGCGTTATTTCACGGGTTTGACGGGGAGACCAACGATTCCTAGCGACTTTCCCGACCCCGGACCCGGTGAGCGCTATCACATCCAACACATAGGTGTAGCATTCAACACAGACATACTAGCCCTCGGGCTCTCTACCAACATGACCATTCGAGTGGGGTAATTTTTCACAAACAGATGTCCTATACTTAGGGAGACACAACATGGCACGCATCGCAAAAAAGACGAAGCCGAGCATCAAAAACACACCTCAAGCCCCCGTGGACGAGGATGGGTACTACTACCTGCCCAAGGCCTTGCTGATGGAGTATCGAGCTCTGGACTCAGAGTGTCGACACACCCATCTATGCCTGCGCGTAGTGTCCCAGGAACTGGACGCACTTCTCGCCAAGCATCCCGAAATCGCCCAGAAAATGGCGGAAAAGGCTGCAGTCATCATGGAGGTGACCACCAAAAAGAACGCCCTCCAAGACGTTCACCAAGTCATCGAAGACACCTTCAACATCAAGGTCAACACCATCGCCATTGATGACCTGACGGGCAGAATGCACCAGGTCATCGACGGTCAACCCCAATTTATAGAGGGGGAGCCCGCGCTGTTGCGGCCCGCTCCCGTTACCAAAGTTCGGACTCCCCGGCGGGTGCCGAAGAAGTCCAAAGTCAAAACGAAGTAACGTCAAAAGGAGTGAACCATGGCAACGCGCGTACCCCTGTTCTTCGGTTCCGACTATTCGTCGGAAGAATTCGCCAACACTGACGATGTCGTCTTCGGCAAAGTTGTTCTCGGTGGTGTCAGCGGCGTCGTCCTCGACGGCGGTGGTTTGCTCGCCCAGAACTTCGGCGCCCCAGTAGACCCCGATGACCTGGCAAACAAGGCGTATGTCGACGCCGTGGCCTCTGGTCTCGACGTCCACGAATCGGTCATGGCCAAGACCGACGCGGAATTGACCGGCTACGTGGCCGTGGGTTCCGGCGTGGGCAAGACCCTCGAAGCCCCCACCAGCACCTCGGCCGCCAACACCATCGACGGCCGTCTCCTGGAGGTCGGTGACCGTGTGCTCGTCTCCATGCAGGGCGGCGACGACGCCACTGCCGATGTGGACAACGGCATCTACGACGTCACCACCTTGGGCGACGACGGCAGCGTGAAGTTCTTGCTGACCCGCGCCACGGAAGAGGACACGGGCGCCGAGCTGCACCAAGGCGTCTACGTCTTCGTCTCCTGGGGCACGGTCAACAGCGACACGGGCTGGACGATGGTCACGGCCGACCCGATCACCCTCGACACCACCCCCATCAAGTTCTCCCAGTTCAGTGGCGCCGCACAGCTCACCTTCGACCAGGGCCTCAAGAAGCTCATCAGCAGCATTAAGGTGGAGCTGGACTCCGACGCCGATGCTGCTGGTGCCGGCGCTGGCGGCGGTACCTCGGGCTTGGAATTCGATGCCGACACCGCCTCCGGGCAACTACGCGCCGCCGTGAAGCCCACAGGCGGCATCACCCGTCAAACGGGTGGTCTCGGTATCAACCTGGACGGCTCGACCGCCGCCCTCGACGTTGGTGGAGCAGGTACGGGCCTCAGCGTCAAGGGTGTGCCCAACCTGTTCGAGATCGGTGGCGTGGCCACCAGCCAGACCCCCAGCACCGGTGTGGTGACTGCCACCAACCTCAACACCCTGACGGCAGGTTCATCCAGCAACGCCGACTCGTTGCACACCCACGCGTCGTCCCCGGCGACCGAAGCTCCGTTGATCGAGACCGACTGGATCGCCGGCACCGCGGGCGTCACGCAGTACTACCCGGTCTACGTGGACGCCACCTCCGAAGCCGTGTCGAACGGCGACACGGACACCGACACCAAGTGCGCCGTCATCGGCATCGCCGCGACGACCGAAGCGTCCACCGCCGCAGTGGCCGTGGACTCCGTGGGCCTCAAGACTGGCGCACTCACTGGCCTGGGCTTCGCCGCGGGCGACCGCATCTACCTGAAGACGGGTGGTGGTCTCCACAACGCCGCCCCGAGCGGCGGCAAGAGGGTCATCGAGATGGGGTTCGCCAAGAACGCCACCGACCTCTTCCTCAAGATCGTTGATCGCGGTCGTCGCGCAGCGTAGTAGCGACCCCCTGTAGTTAGTACCGGGGTGAGGAGGTTGAATGCCTCCTCACCCCACCATGTTGTCAGGAGAAGCGGATGTCGTTTCCAGAGCGGGTCCAAGTCATCAAGCAAGAATCCACCGCTCTGGGTGGTGATGACGCCGACTCTGGTCCCGCTTTTCAGTACCCCATCGACCCCTTCGAAGACGTCATCGAAGCCGCCGGCTTTGAACTCCAAGAGCCTGACGACGTCACCAGGACCCGCGACAACGACGTCATAATCTCCCGCGCCACCGGAGAGATGACCTTCAAGGACCAAGTGGTAACGTCTGAGGTCACACTTACAGACCTCCTCGCAACAAGCGGCATAACCTCGGCGCAGCACAAAGTCATTCGACAGCTCATACATTTCATCGACGATGGCCCTGCAGAAGGTTTTTCAAGTGGCGCCTACCGAGAGGTTACTGGTACTGTCTTTCCAAGTGCTGTTGTGTGGTGGGAGAGTAGCAGCAAGCTCAAGAAGATCGTCTCCAAGGACATCACCTGGTCTGGGGTCAAGGCGACAACTATCGTATGGAAGATGTA